CATCAAATGAGTATGTTCAATGTCCGGGACGAAGCAATTGGTAGGTTAGCATCAGGTTTCGTAAAAGAGTTTGCTGAGTTTGCAGCAGGAGATGAGAGAATGCATGAGTTAATGATGGATCTTGCTTCGGAGTTTGTTGAGACTAATCTTCCAATTGTAAAGGAAGATGATTCTATCGATGTTGCTCATGAGTTAATGATGGGCATCACGATTCGTACCGTGTGACAGTCAAGGAACTATCACAAGGTTTCGGCACGAACCTCAAAATCGTGTATTGTAGTTAAGTCATCAGGAATTCACCAAATGCAAGGTTACAACGGTTGGGCAAATTGGGAAACCTGGAATGTTGCTCTCTGGATCGGAAATGATCCTGGTTTGTATGAACTTGCATGTGATGTTGCAAGGGATGGTGGAACATATGGTCACTTGGTGAGTATGATTCACGATGCTGGAAGTAAAGAAACCCCAGATAGTTGTAAGTGGGACGATGTTAAGATAGACGGAATCGAGGTTAATAACATGATGAAAGAACTTATAGACTAAGTAACACTTAATCAACTCACACATTCTAATCAGGAACAAAAATGAAAGTTTACGTCGTATACACCGTGATCATTGGTGACAGATATGATTTTGAAGATGCTGAGGGATGTAAAGTTTTTTCTGATTATTCTGATGCTGAACGTTATAAGGAAGAAAAAATTGCGTATGAATACGAAATTGAAAATGTGAAAATCGTTGAGAAAGTTATACAGTAACACTTACTCAACTCACACTCACTAACACTTTTTTAAAATGGATTACGACACTTTCGACACTGACATTTTCTCTGAGATTAATGACATGCCCGGTGAGATTTATGATGTAATTGAATACAAAGAAGAGGGGGAAGATGATAAGAAGTTTGATGTAGAAAGTTACATTAAAGGAAACACTGATTACTAAGTAACACTAACTGTGGTATCACTAAATGATACCCAGGTCAGCCGCGAGTAGACAGTCGGACAAAGTGGCACAAGGTCACGGCACAGACCTGAAAATCGTGTATTGTAGAAGGGTCAAAGAAACGAGTTCAATTTTGGTTTACACTGTTCACTGTCCTGAGTTTAATGAAACTCAGGATTGCTCCTCTCAGGATCATGCTATCGATGTTGCTTATTCGATGTTCGAAGAGTTTAATTCCACTGTCTGGGTTGAAGATTACCTCGGACATACTGTTATTGAATTAGGTGATCATATGGGAACTTATGCAGGTGAGTAACACTCATTCATTCATTCATTCACTAAATCACATGCCTGTCTGGAATTGCTACGGTTACGACAACAAAAAAGAGATGCACGATGTGCTTTCTTACATGATAGAAACTGCTGCCGAAGCATATGCAAGATGCAAAGAATTACATCCAAACTTTGAGATTTATACTGTAAAACTTAGACCTGAGTAACACCTACTCAACTCACTAACTAACACTTACTCATTCATTCTTTTCTTTCTATCATGACTTCAGTTTTTCTAGTATTTCACGTTGAGTATCCTTTCAACGAAGGATGTGATAATGTTATTGGTGATGAATTCTCTAAAGTATTTCATACCAGAGAAGATGCTGAAGAGTACATTAAGAAGACTGATGTTTCAGAGTTATTACGATTGACTGCATGGGCAGAAGAAAAATGTGAGAGGTTGGGTTGGGGGAAAAATAAAGTTCAGGATCTTGTAGAATCAAATATTAAAGAATGGGAGATTAAAGAGATTCCATTCGGATGATGCCATACTGATTACTAAGTAACACTCTCTCATTCAAATTATGAACTACACTCTCAAGCAACTTCAAGACCGTGTTAACAAACTGATTGAACAACAAGGGGAGAATGCAGAATGTGGTGCATGGATTTATACGAAGGAAGATATTCATATGAAGGATGAAAATGGTGAGGTTGATTATGATATTGAGGTGAATGACCCTGCACTTGTTGCACGTATCTTTGATGATGTTGGGCAGATTGATTACATCTACACAATGATTCAAGACTGTGTGGATGAGGTTACAGAAGAGAATCTAATGTCATATCAGCAGGAAATGGTAGAGACTAAGTAACACTAACTGGAGTATCACTAAATGATACCCAGGTCAGCCGCGAGTAGACAGTCGGACAAAGTGGCACAAGGTCACGGCACAGACCTCAAAATCGTGTATTATTAAAGGGTCAAAGGAATTCACCTCTCAAATGTCACAATTCTCCAAAGCATACAACATCGAAGGTCAAATGATTATTCGTGATAATGAGACTGGCAAGACAGCATTATCACTAATGGAAGACCCTAATTTCAAATCGGCAATGGAAGGTTTGTATAATTTTGTGGGTGAAATGGATGCTGATTTAGATATGGCATATGATTGGATTGTTGATCAGGTAGAAGGTTGCAATTCTTTCGTAGATGATAAATGGGCATGGGATTGTTTCTATGAAGTTTATGGTAAAGTTGCTCTAGAGCACGTTATGTAAGTAACACCTACTCATTCACTCACTAACTAACAATCAATGAACATTTCTGGCACTAACTTAAGAATGGCACTTGTAGACCGTAGAGGTGAACTTATCAGGTGTAGTTCTATTACGAAAGATAATACTTTCGATGAACAGATTGCCACTCTTGATGATATCATCGAACAGATTTGGATGGCAAAGAATATAGAACTCACAGTCGTTAACTAACACTTAGGGGGAGGCAATCTCCCCACTAAATGATACTCAGGTCAGCCGCGAGTAGACAGTCGGACAAAGTGGCACAAGGTCACGGCACAGACCTGAAAATCGTGTATTCTATAGAAGTGGAGGGGACAGCACCTCACCACACCTCTCAGACCTTTCTACCTGTCTCTCATGCGTAAGATCGAAACTCAGATGATCACAGCAGTTCAGAACGATGAACGTTGGGCATCTGCCAATACGACTGTTATCCCCGGTTGGGAGGGCACGTCTGACGTATACCTCCACGGCAATTTGATTGCCACAATCGGTGCAGATTGGATGCAATTGTTCGACGGTGGTTATCAATCAAAGACCACGAAGTCACGTTTGAATGCTTTACTTTCTGCCTTCGGAATGGACGGTGAGTATGTCTTTCAGAAAAACTTTCAGTGGTTTGTTAACTATCAGGGAGCACCAATTCCTTTCTTTGACGGTATGCGTCTTGCATGATTAAAACTAAAAAAGAATGGGCATCAATCTATGCCCGTTTCTACTCAATTATTCTCATTCTCATCATTCTCTAAATGCAAAACAAGCACATCGAACATCCCGAAGATTCCATTCTCACCGGTGATTTAAGTGCTCTTGATTGTCTACGTAATGAGGGCAATCTGTCAGTAAAGATGGATGGGGCACCGGCAATCGTATGGGGAAAGAATCCTGCGACCGGTAATTTCTTCGTTGGTACTAAGTCAGTCTTTAACAAAGTAAAGATCAAAATCAACGAATCGCATCAGGATATTGATGCTAACCACACGGGCAATGTTGCTAATATTCTTCATAAGTGCCTAGACTATCTTCCACAAAACGGAGGTATCTTTCAGGGTGACTTTATCGGATTCGGTGGGTCTGATGAATATACACCGAACACAATCACCTATCAGTTCGATAACATTGTAGAGGAGGAGATTATCATTGCCCCTCATACGTATTACACAGCAGAGAGTGATTTAAGGGATGCAATCGCACACCCAATGAACTTCACTATGACCGACACATTCTATTGTAAGATTGTGAAACCCAGAGCAACGATTGCATCCGGTCGTTATGATGATGGTCTGAAGAGATTCCATGACTTAGACGACGTAATCTCTTTCGCAAGAGTAATGGCACAGAACGTTGAGTTTGTATCAGATAAGGATGCCAAACTGATTAAACAGGAACTTAATTCCTGTATCCGTGAGAATCGTCCTGTCATTGCTTCCACCTTTATGAATGAGAAACTCATCAGTTTCTGGTTATTAGTTAAGTCGATAAAAGAAGATGCTATCTATCTCTGTCGGAATAATGGTCC